CTTGCACTCTTGTTGCAGGTCATACCAGCCCACAGTTCTATCATCTTCATCCCACATTACAGTCACAATCCACATCTTGCAACCACAGACACAGGTAAATAAAGGTTTACCTCTAAGGTCTAACATCAGTACCAGTTGTGTCTTAAGTGGTGTTGCCACGCACGACACGGTGTGCCATACCTATGCTCAATATATTTATAGGCTCGCAATAATTGTATCGCTGGGTCAGAGGACTTCTCCTTTAATACCTGTCCAATTCCATAGGCACTACTGCCTTGTTGGTTCTTGGCTAGATGGTCGAAGCGACTCTCTTTCGTGAAGATTTTGAAAGCACATCTGCGTTGCTCTCTATCCCAACCCCAACCCGCACTCGCAAAGCGCATAGCCATCATCTTGTTGGCTCGCTTCTGCTCCATCGTAGCCTTAGTTTGGATAGGTGGTTTATCGTGGTGCTTAGTAACCTTAAACTCCACATCAACTGCCTTGTTGATAGGGAAAGATACAGATAGAATTACCAGTATGGATACTGCTATGACTCTCATTTTCATACCTTAAGTCTACCAATTTTTCTCCTTACAGCAGTTCTATGACGCTCTTCAGACTGCAATCTCCTGCTCCCGACACGCCCAGTTTTCAGGGTATACCGCTCAGAGTTCAATAATCCACCCCAAATACTGCCACTGCCACCGTTGTAGACGATGTTCTCATCTTCCATTCCTTGTGCTAAGCACTCAGTTCTAACAGGACAATCGTGGCATACTTCAATTGCTTGAACACTTCTTAAGACTTCAAGTTGTTGTTCATCTTGGAACATTGAGTTCTCGTAGTGCCACATATCAGGGTCAGGATGTCGTTGGCATAGTGCTTCGTTGTGCCAGTCTCTTATGATGTAATCACCCATTACTTACCGACTTAAGACGGCGTACTTCTAGTACGGCTTCGGCTTGTGAATAGTGGATGTCTTCGTAGGCAACTGTACTTCTACCTTCGTGTGCATACAACCATTCATCTTGGTGTTCGGGCGTCATCGCATTCCATATATGGGGCAACTCCGTGCCCTCTGGCAACCAGACATTGACTACCCTTACACCTTCAACCTTGTAACTTATCTGAAATTGTTTCTCAGTCACTATCAAAGTCCCTCTCTGTCGTGTGTTCTTCCTTGCATTGTGGACACGTCCACTCTGCATAGATAAACGTAACTCCGTTGCTGTATTCCTTTTTACAATCAACTTCTCCTATCCAATTGCAATCACACTCCACTTCATAAACATCATCAAATGAATCAGAGAATGTTGCGGGGTCGCCACTCATCCACATTGGCTCACTCATCAGTCATCTACCTTAGTGCTAGAGATTAAACGTGTTCCATTAAAGTACTTGAATACTGCTGGGTCTACCTCACTTACAACTTCTGTAACCACAATATATCTGCACTTTTGTTTAGGACTTAAGTCAATAGATACAATCTTCTGTGCTAGTTCTTCTATCTCATCAAGTAAAGTCTTACTCATTAGTCCTCTCCATTCATAATCGCTAGGGCTTTGCACAATTGTTCGGTAATGGCTCTCTCGTTAGCGTTGTATTCGCCGTCACCTTGGTATCCATATTCCCACTCTCGTGTCTCTGTGTCATAGACAGTACCATTAGGGAAGAACTGCTCTTCTGACTCTGTATCTATGTCCCATCCTTCGCCTTCTTTATACACAATTACATATGTATATTCCTTGCTCATTGTTCTGCTCCTGTCTTGATTAGTGTTCCTCCGTACAATCTTGTACGAATTAGTTCTGCTGTTGAATCATATGACTGCGCTGCGTTTCCGTCAAGCCCCTCAGTCCATACAATTTTGCGGTGGTCGTAGCGAATCGTTGCTCCTTCGCCGTACAAATCCATTAGAAGACTTGCGCCCTCTGTGTGCTTAGTGCTAGCGACATACTCGCCCTCTGCTGTGTAGATTTTCCATTGTGGACTACGCATTTTGTCCCTCAACTTTCTGTCTTAAGTCGTTGTATTCTTCCCAGCCACAATCAACACAACCCCATTCAGGATTAGATAGTGACCATCCACATTTCTTACATACTGCGCTCATCAGATAACTCCTTTATGTATTGTTGTATTGCCTCTGCTTTACTGTCCTCGTTGTCAAAATCGTAATTATCTTTTGCTATCCATAACGCCTCTATCAGCAAGTCTTTAGTTATCATTTCTCCTCCTTCGGTGGGTTGGGTATTTCTCCTGCCATTACTAGCACTGCTTCAAGATGGTCCAGTGCTTGTTGCTTGCGCTTGTAATTAGTTCCAAGCATTTGATTTGCTTTCTTTAGTGTGCTTGCTTTTGCTGTCATCTTCATACCTGTTTTGATTTCAAGTCTTAAGTAAGAACGCAGACTGATAAGTATGAATAAGTCCATCGCTTCACGACCACCTGCGCTTCGGAAGTTTCCTTCCTCGTCATAGGTAAATCCTTTTCGTCCCGTTGTTACTGCATCTAGTGTCTCTGTTGGTAGCATTTACTTTTCTCCTGTCTTAAGTAGTTAATTTAGAATGGTGTGTTGAGGGTTTCGCCACACCAGTTACAACCCAGCACTTCGTATCCATAAGAGTAATCGTTTGAGTGACACCCTTCAAGAGGTGTTGGTACATCTAGCGCACACTTAGGGCAAATCATTTCGCCACTTCCGCGAGTGCCATCTGAGTTTGCTATGTAAGCAAAGACTCTATTTGTTTTTACTTTCATTTCATTCTCCTGTTCTTGTTGGTAGTTGTACTATTGCACAATCATATAGTCGTGTCAAGTACATTTGTTTGTGATGTCGGTCATAAGTCTTAAGACTTGAAGTGTCCGCACTCATTCAGTGGTTGCAAACAATCGCCACAATAAACAACTCGCGGACAATCGTCATAAGGGAATTGTTCCTGCTCTTCACAAGAACACCAACCAAACTTTTCAACTTGTGTTGTATGTCTTAAGTCTGCAAGTTCACTCCAATACATCACGTCATTCATCACTCACCCCAGTATTTCATCACTGTGTTCATAGTTATGTGAATGTGGCAGTCACAATCCCCACCCATTGAATCAACAAGTTCAAGATGTGAGAAGTTGTCTTCAAACATTTCTTGCATTAGTTCCTCTATTGTGTACGGCTTGATTTTATTCATCGCTTATTCTCCTGTCTTAAGTCATACTTTCTTACTCGTTCCATTCCTCGCTGGTGTGCGTCATAGACCCACTCACCCAGTGCCATCACCCCAAATGCTGATAGGATAAAGGTAATTACTATCATTAAGTCAATCATTTATTTCTCCTGTCTTAAGTCGTTAGTTGGTTTATGCGTTTGCTGTTTCTTTTTCTTGTAGTTCTTCTTCAACCTCATCCAATACCTCGGCGAATTGGTCGCTGTAATAAAGGTAAAGGTCAAGAGTCATTCTGTTTAGGATTGTTGCGTCTTCGCTAATCCCTAACTCTTGCGCTCCTCTGTCATCATATTCGGAGGGCATATCTTGCCACTCTTTAATGATTTGATTGTTGTAAATAGGGACATAATTGTCCACCCATTCCCCGCTGTTGTCCCTGATTTCGTCAAGGTCTTCGCCGTTGTTGTTGATTTCGTTGAGCACTTCTTCTTTCATTTGTTCCTGTGTTGTGTTGAGCATTTCTTTCTCCTTTATGTCTTAAGACTGAGAGACTTTCTCCCTGTCTCGGTACTGCGTGCCCCGCTAGTGTCTCGCTCACTGCGCCCTCTGTCAAGGGTTGCGGGGCTGTGTCTTTAATTTGTTTCCAAAGTAATCCATAAAATATCATCTAATATTTCTGCCTTTATGCCCTTGCTCTCTAAGAGTGTAAGAACCTTTTGCATAGCCTCGCTCCGTCTTTCTGCTAGGCGTTCCCGCTCTGCATCGGTGCGTCTTGCTAACTCTAACCGCCCCACATAATCAAATGTATATTTGTTTCCGTGTTGACGGGTCAATCTGTAACCCTCTGTGTAGTAGTTGTAGAAATTACCTTTACGGCTTGCCGATTTTGTAATTCCTGTCCGCTTAATCATCGCGCCTAGTGCTTGAGGTGTCATTTCTTTTTCTCCTGTCTTAAGTCGGAAGATACTTTCTTCCTAACTTGTGCCCCCGTTGGATTGTGAATCCGTACCCTCTCGGCGGGGGCGGTCTTGCTTAGACTTTCTTAATCGTCACCTCGTCCTTGCTTACAAGAATCCCGCGAGACTTTAAACCCTCGGCGATTAACTCGGCAAGATATGGAAGAGTCTCGGTTTCAAATGTCATCACTGGCAGATTGACGATTACATCTGATGAGTTGCGTGTGTTCATTTGTTCTCCTGTGCTAGTGCTTGGCGGTGTTGCCTCGCGTGCCCCCGCTAGGTCTTGAATCTGCGCCGTCAATACGGTGCGGGGGCTTTATGTCTTAAGACTTATTCGCCATCCTCCTCTTCTAGGATAAACGCGCTCTGACATTCTAAGCAAAACGGCTTGCAGTTGTTGTATGTCTTAAGACTTAGGCGAATCTTCTCTCCACAATTGCACACCGCAACCTTGTTGTTTTTGTTGCGTCCTTTTGGCTTGATTGAGAGGTCACTGGAGGCGGTGAGTTTTAAAGCCTCCTCGATTAGGTCGTGTGCCTCTTGCCACATCTCCACGCAAGAATCTGGCACATTTGTGTCCGTCCATCCCTTGCCCTTAACTTGCTTGATTTCTAATCCAAAAACCTCTTCTGCGGTCTTCTTAAAAGTCTTGTTGTGGTAGCCGTCTCCGCTCGTTCCTTGGCGTTCCTCTTTTGTATCTAATGAGTGCGCCATCTCGTGGAGAAGAGTGCCAAGCGTGGCGCGGGCACCTCGTGGAAATGATGAGGCACTTAAGAAAATCTCGTGAAATTGTTCCTCTTGATTCTGCCAAGGTGTCCAAGGTGTGAAGTGTCCGTGAACTTTATCTGAGCGACCGATTGAAATCGTGGCGCGGGGTGCACCTGTCTTCTTTTGGATTAGGTCGTGTGCATCTTCTAACGCCTTAAGAATGAAAGAAAGGTTTTCACTCTTGGCGGGTGATTGGAAGATGTCTTCTGCACCTGTCTTCTTGATTGTTGCTGTCTTGTTCATTTCTTCTTCTCCTGTCTTGAGCGCAAGTTTTACGCTCACAAGGTGAGGGTACTCTCATTTGCACAGTTGTACAACTCTCCACGCCCTTTTAGGGGTGAGAAATAGGGGTGAGATTTCTGGGGTTAGAATGTAGATTTGTCGACAATTTAAAGTAGTTGAACTTTCAACTATTGAATCTTCAACCATCTTCCCCCCCCCCCCCCCCTTGAGATTGAGCGGGGGGATAGTCCACCCCGCAATCAACCCCTGAATTACGCAACAATAGTGTTGTTTAATTCCCTTGGAAGAACATTTATTTAAGTCTTAAGTCAGAAAAGGAATGTCTAACCCTCTGGTTGAGGTTGAGGGTTGAGGATTACCGAGAATCCTAGGGATTTGAGGGTAGGCTTATTAAATCCGACAACATACATATATATATACTCAGGTAAAAAATTTCTGTTATATAATAAGGGGGCTATATAATATACCTTCTGACCAGCACTTTTGCCCCAGAGGGCAACTTTTTTAAAATATTTTAATAATAAGTGTTCGGTTTACCCGTTTCCAACGGGTTATCTTATATATAAGAATTAATATTCTTAGTAGTTCTAAACGAACTCGCTTCGTTTGGGACTACGCTCGTTCGTTATATATAATATATAAATATATAACCTACTTCGTAGGTAGACAGCCAGAGTTATGCCGTTTTAACGGTAGCGTTATATGACCGATTTAAGGGGCAAATTTAATGGGACGTAAGCCTGGAATTCAGAACATCCCAAAGGGCGAAGCCCAGGAGAAAGTTCTTATCCAATTAGGTCAGGGTTCGACTATTACGGCTGCTATGGCATCCGTTGGTAGAAACGATGTGACCTTTAGGCAATGGTCTATGAATGACCCAGCCTTTAAGGAACGAGCCGACAAAGCCCGCCTAGCGGGTAAGGGTGTAATTGCAGACCTTGGGGATTTGAAGAACATATCCTTCCCCGACTTCTGTGAGCAGTTCCTAGACGCCAAACTCTTTGAACACCAACTTGACTGGCTAGACCTGATTGAAGGTCGTGAGCCATCTTGGTTGCCACCTGGGATTACCTATGAGCCTGGCGACCCGAAGCGTGTACTTATCAACGTACCCCCTGAGCACGCCAAGTCAACTACGATTACAACCAACTACGTTTTGTACAACATAGTGACCAACCCGAATGCCAGAGTCATCATTGTCTCTAAGACTCAGGGTATGGCTAGAAAATTCTTAGGTGCGATTAAGACCCGCCTAAGCCACCCCGCCTATATCAAACTACAGACCGCCTTCGGTCCTAATGGCGGATATAAGGCTGATGCAACCCAATGGTCAGCAGATATGATTTACCTAGGAACGGGACGTGATTCAGGCGAAAAGGACCCAACGGTTCAGGCTCTTGGATTTGGTTCACAGATTTACGGTGCTCGCGCTGACCTAATCATCCTAGACGATGTTGTGATGAACTCAAATGCCCACGAGTGGGAGAAGCAAATTGAATGGCTTCAGAAGGAAGTTATCACACGTTTGGGGCGGCACGGAAAACTGCTTATCGTAGGAACCCGTGTCGCGCCCATTGACCTTTATAAAATGATTCGTGACCCAGGACAATGGTCAGGTGGCAAGACCCCTTTCACTTACTGTGCTATGCCAGCCGTTCTTGAATTTGATGAGAAGCCTGAAAACTGGAAGACGTTGTGGGCTAAATCTAATTTACAAGAAAATGAAATTGACGAGGCAGGACCTGATGGACTTTATCCGAAATGGGATGGACCCTCTTTATTTAAGAGACGCTCTGAAGTTGCGCCATCTGTCTGGGCTATGGTCTACCAACAAGAAGACGTGCAAGAAGACTCTATCTTCTCACCAACTTGTGTCGCAGGTTCAGTCAACGGAATGCGTAAGCGTGGACCTCTCAAAGAAGGAACTCCAGGTCATCCAAGACATATAGAATCTGGTTATACCATTATCGGTCTTGACCCTGCTATGGCAGGTGCAACGGCTGCAGTAGTAGCAACATACAATCGTAGTGATGGCAAGATTTATATTCTTGACTGCATCAATATGACTGAGCCTACGCCAGCCAAGATTCAGACTTTAATTGAAGAGTGGGTTGAGAAGTACCGCCCACAAGAACTAAGAATTGAAATCAACGCTCATCAGAAGGCTTACGCCTTAGATGATAACTTGCGAAACTTTCTAGCCTCATATGGCTGCCAGTTGAACTCACACTTCACTGGCAAGAACAAGTGGGACACTTCTTTTGGTGTGGCATCTATGGCTACGCTATTTGGAAACACCCGTGATGGTCGCTTCCAAGATAACAACTTAATTGAATTACCAAGCAATGAAGGCTCTGAAGGTCTTAAGGCGCTAGTACAGCAACTTATTACGTGGAAGCCTGATACTAGAAACCCTACCGACTGCGTAATGGCTCTCTGGTTTGCGGTCATCCGCATCCGTGAGTTAATGCAAACATCAAGTCGCGTAGGTCAATATGCACAGAACCGTTGGGCTACTCGTGCACAAAAGTCAAACAGAGGGTCACTTAATTTAGATGAGGCATTCGCCTCCCAATGGTCTGAACAATACGGATAGGACAACAATGGCTTTAACAATGGAACAGATTGCAGCACGAGTTCTTGCTCTGCGCTATCGCAATAACGAGAGAGATTCTCGCAACCTTGACGTTCTTGCTGTCCGTAAAGGAAAGATTGCCGAAGTCTATCCTGACTTCTTTCCAGATGGAGTAGACGCAAATGTCGTTGCGAATTTTATTGACATTGTTGCCCGCGACTTATCCGAAGTTATGGCACCACTACCAGCCGTCAACTGCTCGGCAGCGAATGCGGTTAATGACCGTGCTCGTAGTTTCGCGGACAAGAGAACTCGCATTGCTTCTAATTATTTTCAGCATTCTGACCTCGCGGTCCAAATGTACTCAGGAGCCGACTGGTACATAACATATGGTTTCGTCCCTTTCATTATTGAATTAGACGAAGAAAGCAAACTGCCACGCATCCGCATAGAAAATCCTATTGGGGCTTACCCAGAATTTGACCGCTATGGACGCTGTGTTGCATTTGCAAAACGATACACACTGACACTAGGCGAACTTGTTTCACAATTTCCTGAGTATGAAAGAGAATTGCTAGGCGGCTACGGCTACAAGCAAGACCTCAATCACCAGGTTGAGATGATTCGCTATTACGACAAAGACCAGTCAGTTATTTACATCCCATCAAAGGGCGACTTAGTTCTTTCACGTGCTAACAATCCTCTTGGTAAAATGATGGTTGTTGTTGCACGTAAGCCATCTATTGATGGTGAACTACGTGGACAATTTGACGATGTACTTGGCATTCAATTGCTTCGCAATCGTTTTGCTTTGCTTGCTATGGAGGCTGCAGAGAAATCTGTACAGGCTCCTATTGTACTTCCACAAGATGTACAAGAACTCCAGTTGGGTGGAGATGCGGTTATCCGTACTTCAAATCCAGCAGGTGTGCGCCGTGTAGAACTATCACTTCCACAAGGTGCGTTCACTGAACAAGCCCAACTTAATCAAGAACTTCGTGTAGGCACACGTTATCCTGAAGGACGTACAGGAAACATTGATGCTTCTATCGTCACTGGACAAGGCGTTCAGGCTCTTATGGGAGCCTTTGATACACAAGTTAAATCAGCACAAGCCATCTTTGCTGCAACTCTTCGTGATGTAATTTCAATCTGCTTTGAAGTAGACGAAATGATTTTCCCAGAAGAGAAGACAATTCGTGGCGTTGACTCTGGTTCACCTTATGAAATTACATACAAACCAACAAAGGACATCAAGCAAGATTATTCTGCAGATGTTCGTTATGGAATGTTGGCTGGATTAAATCCAGCACAGGGACTTATCTTTATGCTTCAGGCATTGGGTGGCGGTCTTATCTCTAAGGATATGGCAATGCGTGAACTTCCATTCACTGTAAACGTTACACAAGAACTTGAAAAGATTGAAATTGAGAATATGCGTACTGCACTCCTTGGAGGCATTACCGCTATGGCTCAAGCAATTCCTGCGATGGCAACTCAGGGACAAGACCCATCAGATATGGTAAATAAGATTGCTGCGGTTATCAAGGCTCGTCAAAAGGGTCAAGCACTAGAAGACGCGATTGAAGCCACATTCACTCCGCAGCAACCAGTTCCTCCTGCTGGGGCACCGACTCAGGTTGAGCAACCGTCCCCTGCTCCCACTGGCGTTCCAGCAGGAGGCGCTCTTCCAGAAGAAGCACCAATGGCTCCACAGGAAGAAGCAACACCAGATATTCAAACGATTCTAGCAAGCCTAAGTGCATCTGGAAGAACAAGCGGAAGAGCATCAACAACAGCAAGGTTATAATTAAGTAGGGGACAATGACAACAATTATCGGCTTGGAATATAAAGACAGTGCAGTAATTGTTGCTGACAGTCAGACAACTGATGACAGTGGGCGAATTTACAATCACCCTGATGTTAAGAAGATTGCTGAACGGGGACACTTTTTAGTCGCAGGTTCTGGAGAAGTTCTACCTTGTGATGTAGCACAACATATATGGGAACCACCAGTTCCTTCTAAGGCTGATTATAAAGACCTATATCACTTTATGATTGCCAAGGCTATGCCATCTCTACGTAAATGCTTATCTGAGAATGGCTACAACTTTGATGAAGATACAAAAGAAATGCGCTTTCAGTTTATTATTGCTGTCGGTGGCGAAATATTTGATGTAGACCAAGAGTGTTCAGTATCTAAATCTGACACTAATGTTTACGCAGCAGGTTCAGGAGCAGCGTATGCGCTAGGCGCACTACACGCTGGTGCTGATGCTTATGAGGCAATGGAAATTGCAAGTAAGTTAACAGCATTTACAGCAAAACCATATCTATCAAAAACTCAATTTAAACATATTAAGTAGGAGGCACTGTGGCTGGAGTAAAGGGAAGAAGTGGCGGAGACCGCCCTACAGCACCACAGAATAACCCAGCCAATATTTCTGCTACTGGTGGCAATGGTCAATCAGGCAAGCAACCAGCACAATATATTTCAGGACTTCCATACGGTCAAGGACAAGAAACTATGCAACAACAATTATCAGCACCTATGGCAGCAGCAGCAACTCCATCAATGGGTGGCATTGGTATGAATATGCCAACACTTCTAGATGAAACAATGCGTCCGTCAGAACCAATATCAGCAGGTGTTGACTTTGGTGCAGGTCCTGGTTCAGAAGTCCTTCCTCCATCTATTGGACAAGACCAACGCCCAATTGAGAATAAGGCTATTGTTGAAAAGTATTTGCCAGCAATGATGCAAGCGGGACGCAGCGTTGATGCTCCTGATTCATACAAACAATTTTTATCTTACTTGTTAAAGAAGATGCAATGAACTCTTGGATTCCAGGTGGGATTTACGACAACATTGACAAGTTTGCAAACTCTTTAGGTTATGAGAATGCAGCAATTGCTTTGACTCTTGCAACTATTCCTTGGGATTCAGTTGATGACAGAGATTCTTTTATTGAAATGCTTACTGGGGAAATGCCTCGTGGTGGTAAGACCAAAAACCAATTCGGAGTTTAAGGAGATAGAATGTCATTATGGAATGATTTCCTAGACAATATCGCCAAACCAGTTGGCAAAACTTTTGGTAGCGCAGTAGATTACTGGAAAGATGCCTTCACTGGTAATCTAGGGTCTCCATCTCAATTTATTTCTAATGTTGCCACAAACGCTGGTGTTGAAATTGGAGCGACTCCGCTGCTCCGCCAGTTGGGTGTTGAGGAGCAAGCGCAGCAAGTTATCAAAGATAACCTTAAATACTCTATAAAGAATCAAGCAACAAGTAATGACATAGTTCTTAAGGCTGGAGTTAAACTTCACGATGAAGTCATCTCGCCATATATTACTCGTCCAGTATCAACTCTTGGTTTAATTACCGACATAGAATCACCTCTATATGCAAGCGATGAATTTGAAAAAGGCTTTCAGGTCAAAGATATTGTCAGTGCGTATAACCGCTCTGAAAAAGTTTCAATGGGTAAGGCTTTTACTAAGTCAGACCTAACTCCAATTAAATATGCTGCAGACATAACATTTAATGCTGGCGGTATTGACCTTGATGAAGTTGACCTATGGAATGATAATGACATCCAGAGGGCGTTTGTTGACAATACTGTAGGTAGATACTTTACTGGTATTCTTGACTTTACAGCATCTAATATTGCTATCGGCGGTGCTTTCGGTGCAATGGCGAAGGCTGGTAATCTTGCTGCTCGTGGTGTTGGATTAACCACAAAGAACAAGGCGTCATCACAATTTGAAATGGACATCAATGATGGTGTTACATTTAAGAATAGTGACGGTGCATCAGGTCGCCTAACTACTGCTGGCTCAGATGTCCAACGCTTAGCATCTACAACCGACATTAATGAAGTAAGTCAACTGGTTCAAAAGTATAGTAACAATGGCGGTCTTATTGGACCTATATCACGTGCTACTGACCCAAATACTATTAGAGACCTTTTGCTTGCCGATAAGGGATATTTCCCAGCGCTTGATAGACTTTCAAAGAATGCACCTGCAGACTTGTATGAAATTGCAGATATGAACTCTGTATTCAAGACAAAGGCTATTGAAGAAGGTAAACTTCCAGAGTTTGATGAAATTTCTTGGGAGCGATTGAACTCAGCATTTGATGATGCAATCAATCGTGTACCTGAGTATCGCTTTATCCGTGACTCATTACTTGACCCACAGACAAAGACTCCTTTGATGCAGGGTAAGGATTATATTCCTGCTGAGCCAATTATCGGTAAGGCTGCGTACGTTGCTGGACGTGAGCGTCTTGGTAAACTTCGTGCTGCTGCGGTAACACGTGACTTTTCTAAACTCGGTAGAATTGAAGAGCGCATTTTAGGTGGCAGCCTCAATGGTCCTATTACAAGAATAGTTAGATTTACTGGTTCAGAGAAACCTCTTGGCTTTGTTACTTTTTCTGGTTCACGACCATTTGACTCATTTAAAGAAATAGATGCTTTCTTTGACGATATAGACCTATTTAAAAATGGTTCCAATATGGTCTCAATTAGTCCTACAGTAAAAATTACTGCTGCAGAATTTCGCAATTCAGTCAAGCAAAAACTTGCTAATGCTGAGACAAACATTCAGCGCAAGAATGTACTTGAAGAACTAGATGACCAGATTGGTCTTGTTACTGCGTTCTCAAATGGATTCTATGATATAGCAAAGATTAAAAACTTTACTCAAGAAATTAAGAATAAGGTTCTTAACTCTACTAACTCAATTGCAAGAACTGGTTACGCTATGGATGCCACTGGTGCTCGCGTAATTACTGATGCTCAGACACAAAGCCAGTTGATTGAGTCATATCGTATGGCTCCTTGGAATTTTATTGAAAAAGAATTGATTCTTGCACTTAAGAAGCCAGGTCCTGAACTTGGTGTAATTAGAACAACTGATACAATTAATGCTTTTTATGAAACATTCAACAAGTACTGGACACTGGATGTATTGGCAAGACCATCATACATCCCAAAGAACTCATTATTTGAGCCAGCCTTAAGCGCAACCCTTGCTCACGGAATGGACATTGTTATTCAAGGTGTTCCAACAATGACCAAGAACTTCTTGCTTAATAACAAGAATCGTGTAATGGGGAAAGTGTCTAGGGTTTACAAAGGCAAAGAATATCGTGCCGTCAATAAGGCTGTAGGAGACCTCAGTAATGAATTAGATGCTGCAGTGGCACAACTAGATGCACTAACAGCAGAGGTTTCATTGTTTCTACAGCCAGAAGTAAATACAATTAAACTTAGCCCGAAAGTTATTCAAGAGAATAAAGCAATTGTTCTTGACCAACTCAAGAAGACACAAAAACTTGTAGATGATATTGAGTTAGAACTTCGCGACGCTATCAGTCCTTTTGGAACTATGTCTCAAGTCCCAACTATTGCTGGACTAGAGCGAAGAATTGCATTTATTGAAAATGAAACTTCAGCAGCATCTAAGGCAAAGTTTGGCTCAGATATTGCTAATGCTAAATCTGCAATTGGCGCAGCAAAAGGAGCGATTAATACGCTTGCTCCAAATGCAGCGGAAATACTGGCAGCCAATAAGAATATTGCTCTTCAATATCAAGTAATTGACGACATCCTTAAGTCACTTGGAGAGGCTCGCGTAAAGCAAGCAGATGTATTCGGTAAGGATGCTAAGTACAAAGCACGCTACTATGGCAAGCCAGAACAGTATCGTATGATTGCTGGTCAATGGGTACCAATTAAGTCACTCTTTGATGAGAACCTTATGGGTGCTGCATTTAGGAGCGAGTTTGGTAACTCACGTACTGTTGCTGCCACATACCTAGGTGAAAGAACTATTGGTGTACGTCAAGGTATGGTTCTTCGTAGAGGACCATCAACTGTTACTTATATTAATGACCCTAATTATTTTGAAGAGTTGGCTTATTATGTCAACCGTTCTCTACGCAATGACCCACTTATCAAGCAAGCACTTGAGGGATTACCAGAAGAAAAGATTATTCAATGGGCACGCAGTGACGCTGGTACATCTTACCTAAATCAATTTGGTGTCGTAACAGAGGGCAACATTCCTAATCTAGTTCGTGACAGAATTGGTATAGTTAATCGCTATCTGCCAGATGCTGAGGCTCGTTCATTAGCATTGACTAAAGACGTTACATCTATTGAACTTCAAAAGATTTTATCACCTAAGTCTCGCGACTTAAGTCCTATTCATCCGCTTGATTTCAATGTACACACAGCATCTGAATTCGGTGCACGTACACTAGGTCAGATAGAACAGACAATCAACAAGGGTGCTAACTGGATATTTAGTAAACTAACTGCTCCAGAAAACCCAATTCGTTGGGCTTCTGCTGATAGATTTTTTGCTGACTCTTTGGCTCAAAAGGTAAACACTCTTGCTGAGCAAGGCTTTAAGTTTACAAAGGCAGATGGAACAGTAGATATTGATAAGATAAATTCTATTCGCTCTGCTGCTCGCCGTGAGGCGCTTGAAGCAAACGAAAAGACATTCTACACAATTCGCCGTCAGAACAAAGCACTGTATGCTGCTCGTCTAGCAACAGCGTTTCCTACTGCATCTCTTAATGCTTTCTATCGCTATGGTCGTTTTGCACTTAAGAGTCCAGAGCGTGTAAGCCAGTTCCTCTACAATTACCAAGCAGCCTTTAGGTCATTTGGTGTAGATGAATATGGAATCCCAACCGATGACCCACTAAAGGCTACACATCTTGTTGTTCCTGCAACAGATACTATGGGATTCTTTGGCGGTAAAGGTATTCGTCTAAATGCTCGTAGCATTGGATTTTTACTTAACTACCCAACTCCATCTTTGTATGCAAGCATTGCAACTGCAAAGGTATTCCAATGGCAACCAGATGCTGAAGATTTAATGAAAGAATACCTTGGTGCTAACTATGATGTTATCTTCCCATACGGACCACAGACATCTCTTAGTATGGCTGTAGTACCACGCTGGGCAAATGATTTATGGAACTATGCAAATGGTCCAGAGGGTAAGAAAGACTTCTTAGACTCTTATAAAGATGTGCACAATTACTATCGCACTCTTGATGAGATGAAGATTCTTAAGTATCCTGGCGATGCTGCAATCAGAAAGGCTACACAAGAGAACTTCTTGGTTAAGTTTGGCTGGTCATTCAACTCTCTATTTGGTATACCTGCCAAGGCTGACACACGCCCTATGAAACTATATGAAGATGCTTATGGTCTTTTGGTTAATAAGTATCAATCTCAAGGAATTGATATTACACAGGCTAAAGAACTTGCAGGAGCAGAATTCCTATCTAAGGTTGGAACAGACTTTCCATTAGATAGAATTACATTTAAAGGCTCAGCATCTAATGCTTATATTCAACCAACATCTAAGGCTTACAATAGAGTCTTTGTTGAGAATCAAAAACTAGCAGCAGAACTAGCAACAGTTGACCCTGCTCTTGTTGGATTACTTACTGCTGACCTAGACCAGAATCCTAAGGAATTTAACCTTAGCGTGTATAGAAAACTTCAAGACCCAGATACTAAACTTCCTGGCGGAGAACTTTTAAACAAAGTTGCAATTAGCGTCAAAAAGGAAGAAAGTCTTAGAAATGTAAACAGAGTCTGGGAAATGTACAATCAGGTTACTGATATTTTGGAACAAAAGGCACAACAAAGTGATGGTAAGTCTCTTCGTTCTCACCCAGAACTACTTGCTGCTCGTAAAAAAATAGCAGAGACATTATTTAGAGATGAATCTGAAGTTTGGTGGACAGAGTACAACGACCCTGAGCGCGGAGATAAGTCTTTTAACTATGCCTATGGTTTAAATAAAGTTGCCTCTGATGAGACATTTATGAATAAGTATGGCAAGACTAAATTCTGGTCTGATGTCAGTGACTATCTAGCAATTAGAAATACAATTGTTAGCGTCTATCAAGATTTGCCAGCCAATGACCCTAGAAAGTCTAGACTGAAAAAAGCATACAACGCGACATTAGATACATTTACACCAACTTGGCATCCACGACTTCAGGACATCATCAAACGATACTTTGAAGAAGACACATTGAAGGATGCTACTCAGAGAGGTTCTAAGTAATGACAAAAGAACTAAGTCCAGAAGTTGCTGCAGCAATCAATGCTGCAATTGCAGTAATGGGTGGCGGTGGCGGGGATAGCGATACAACCACAAAGCAAGCCATTAAACTTACAACGACTTCTGGTAGACAATTACTTGATGCTATTGCTCGTGACATTCAATACACTGGTAAATTCTCCCAGGCTGAGTTAGCATCATTTGTTGCTGCTTATAATAAGGCTGCCAATGCTCAACTTGAAACAGTTGTCAAGGCTGCTCGCAGCCAGATTAAGCCAGGTGCTACAGCGGCTGATGCACAGAAGACTATTCAAAGTATTATCTCTACAAGTTTTCCCAACTTTTTTGACCCTAAGCAGTTCACTAAGGACTACATCTGGGGCAAAGTTAATTTTGCAGATGTAAAGAATCTAGGTGCTAAGAGTCTTGTTGCCCTTACAGAGGCTCGCTCTGCAATTAAAGCGTTTAACCTAAGTGGTGTTTCAGAGGCTGAAGTACAGGCTGCAGCAAAGAAGATTGCTATGGGAGACCTTACTCTAGAAGAGTACAAGGCTCAACTTGTACAAAAAGCAAAGATTGAATATCCACAACTAGCAGCACGATTTGACTCAACACCTGGTGCCACAACGCGCCAACTATATTCACCAATCATTAATGCTATTGCTGCTGCTTGGGAAGTTGAACCTGATTCAGTTGATTTAAATGACCCATTTGTTGACAAGTTACTTCGTCCAGATGGAGTAGTTGGCAAGATGCCACCTGCAACTGTAGGTCAGGCATCTCTTGCAGCAATGAATGATAAAAGATTTGATGGAACTTTAAAAGCAATTGACAATGGTCGTGATAGTGCTACGTCATTTGCACGAGCACTAGGATGGGGTATCTAATGGCTGGCGCATTTGATAGAGACACAGCACCAACACCCAAAGCACCTGTTGCTAATGACCCATTTTTTGGTGCAACTAGAAAAGATGTTACGGTTAACGGTGTTACATATAAAGGTGCAATAGATATAGGAACCGCCAAGCCACCTGCTGCTACAAAGGTAGGAATGGTATCTCCTATCAGTGGACTTACTATTACTGGTACAGAGCGCAATGCTGCCAAAGAAGTAGAAGCAATGAAGATTGGTTACACCAAGGAATACATTGCATCACGTGGCGGAATCAATGCTATGGGTTACTTTAACGATACCCCAACAAGCGGACAACTTAATGCAGAAGAGTATAAGTCTGTCACTAAAGCAGATGGAACTATCAATACCGCAGGAATGGCGCAAATTCTTCAGGATAAGAAGCGTCAAGAACTCCTAGCATCTGGTCTATCAACAACTGAAATTGAAGCACGTCTTGCTAGAGAGTGGTCAACACTTTACACTCCAGCAAAGTCAGCAGGATATAACTCTGCTGGTCAACCTGAAGAAGGTGGACAATACAGTGCGTCTGGTGAATATGTAGGTGCCACAGGTGGCGCTAATCCTCCAGCAACAGGTGGTATTACAGGTGCTGTAACAAACGCATCTGGAAAGACGCTTGCTCAAGATGCTTTTATTAATACATTTAAACTTATTGTGGGTGACAAAGAAGGCTCAAAGGCTTATGTTGCTGACTTGTATAAATACATTTCTGGTTTCTGGAAATCTGGTTCAACCATTGATGAGGCTATCAATTTAGCATTACGCTCTGCAAGGACCGACCCAGCACTATCAGAGTTTACCAATCGCTTTTCAGCCATCTTTAAACTAGAAGACCTCAAGGCTGCTGGAAAGATTGTTGAAGTTCCTACAGTTGCAGAGTATGTAAAGTCAGAAGAAAAACTTGCCGATATTCTTAATCGTTCTAATCTTAGTGATTTAGCAAACTCAACATTCATTGCTGATGTTCTCGCTACTGGCAAGTCAGTATCTGAAAGCACAGATATTATTACAAATGTATTTGACGCAATTGATAATGCTCCAGCACAATGGAAGGCTCAAGTAGCCAAGGCAATACCATTCGCAGATAGAGCAACACTTGCGAAGGCTATCCTTACTGGACCAGAAGGTGTTAAGCAACTAGAAAGAACTGTTGCTACTGCTGGTGTTCAGGCTGCAGCAGGTATGCAAGGACTTACATTGGGTGAACAAGCAGCAGGAGAACTTGTATCTAAGGGTCAGACATATGGAACATCTATGGGAACCTTTGGTAAAGTAGCACGCATTCTTCCTGAAGCGCAGAAGTTGACTTCTATAGAAACTGGTATTGCGCCAGAAAAAGCATATAGTCAAGAGCAAGCAATCTCTGCAACGTTTGACCAGAGTGCAGCAGAACTTAAGAAACTGGAAGACCTTGCTCGTAGAGAAGAAGCACGCTTCCTTACACGCTCTGGAACTATTGGAAGCAAATCATTTGCTTCTCAAGTTCGCGGAATGCAATAAACAAATAAAAAATCCTGAGCGGACCCACCAGCCCCGCCAGCGTATAAGACTGGTAGCAAGAGCCAGACCGATTCCCCGATTGGAACCTGAGGCTTGCGACTACAACGAATAGAAGGGTGGATGGTTGCTATGAGCAACAACTACTGGGACGAAGACGAAGACGAACTAGATACACAAGATGAATCACAAATGGATGGCAGTGACTTACTTAAAAAGTTACGCAAAGCCAAACGTTCTGATGAAAAGCGTATTAAAGAACTCACTGAGCAACTTGAGGGTTTATCCAAGGCGCAGCGTGAGCGTACAGTCAAAGAAGTCCTAGAAAAGAAGGGTGTAAATCCTAAAGCAGTAAGACTAATCCTAAAAGATATTGACGATGTTTCAGAAGAATCAGTGAATAACTGGCTTAATGAAAACGGAGATTTGTTTGGGTTAACTCCTGCAGAGGACGCATCCGTAGCAAACACTGCAGACCTAGCGGCATTACGCCAACAGGATGTAGTAACGCAGGGTGCAACAACACCTGACCGAGCAGAGAACCTAGAGCAAAGATTGGCTAATGCAGAATCTGCAGAAGAAATCTTATCTCTCCTCCGCTCACAATAAAACAATCATAGTTCCTAGTCACTTGGAGGTGACATATGGCTAACGCCTACGTATCAACAGGCTCCTCCTCTCTTGGAGGTACCGCTGGTGGTGCTGGTTTAGTTCAGAAGGCGTATGACCGTCTTCTGGAGTTTGCCCTCCGTTCAGAACCCCTAATTCGTTCTGTCGCAGATAAGCGCCCAACAAACCAATCAATCCCTGGTTCAACAGTTGTTCTACAACGCTACGTTGACCTTTCAGCAGCCACAACTGCTCTCACAGAAGACACTGACCCAGATGCAGTAGCAATGTCTACACCAACATCTGTAACTATTACTCTTAACGAGTATGGTAACTCAGTGTTGGTGACACGTGCGTTGGAACTCTTCAGCCTCGCTGATGTAGACCCAGCAATCGCTAACATCATTGCATTCAACCTTGCAGATTCTATTGATTCAGTCGCGATGACAACTCTTCGCGGTGGTTCAAACGTAATCTACTCAGGTTCAACTGCAACATCAACAGCAACAGTTACTGCTGCTGCAACACTCTCTTCTGCAAACATCCGCAAGGCTGTTGCAAAGTTGCGTGCTAACAAGACAACTGCCCGCAAGGGTTCACTCTACTGGGCTGGTATCCACCCAGAAGTTTCACACGACCTTCGCGCCGAAACAGGCTCAGCAGGTTGGTTGCTTCCTAACCAATACGGTTCTGCACAAGACCGTATCTGGGCAGGAGAAATCGGAACATACGAAGGTGCATACTTCGTAGAGTCTCCACGTCTTTACTCTGCAACAGACGGTGCTTCATCTGCAAAGGTGTACCGCACAATCCTCGCAGGACAGCAAGCAATGGCAGAAGCCGTTGCTGAAGAACCACACGTAGTCATCGGTCCAGTAGTGGACAAGTTGATGCGTCACCGCCCAATGGGTTGGTACGGCGTTCTAGGCTTTGCACGTTACCGTGAAGAAGCACTATACCGCATTGAGTCTGGTTCATCAATCGCTTAATTGATTGACAGATAGGCAGGGGGAAACCCCTGTTTATCGGTAAGTTCATTAGGGAGAACAATGGCAAATTATACATTCCAAACACCATATGTACTTGAGGGTCCATCTGGTGGACATCGCTTGTTTTACTTTGCCAAGTTACGCAAAGGAATAACAATCGTCAAGTCTGGTGCAACTTGGTCTCAAGTTCGTTACATAGTTGACGAAGACCAAGCCGACTATGACGTAATCTACAGAGGTGGATATAACCACACAGTAGATGATGCAAGAAAAGCAGAATTAATTGCAGCAGGTGTAGGTATTACAGAGGCAAATTTTACAGCACAGTAGGGGACAAATGAAACACTGGGAATATCATCCACAATATGTAGAAGGTTGTTTTGGATGTAAAGGTTCAAGTCTTCAGATGAACTCTGGAGATGCTAAACGAGATATACCAGACAAGAAGTGGAACGCTGAATTACAGGCTTACCGAGATGCTAGAGCACAAGGTATACAGCCTGCGGGTACCACTATGCGTCACGTAGAAGAAGCACATAAAGCGTCAGAGCATTTGGGCAGAGCCTATGACGCAGACAGTATGCCCAAAGCAAAAGACATAAACCAAAAATCCGCTGAAGTAATGAAAGAACTAGGAGTATAAAATGCCAAAAGTAGGAATGAAAGAATTTGCATACACACCAAAAGGTATGGCTATGGCAAAGGCTGAAGCCAAGAAGACTGGCAAGCCAATGAAGAAGGCTGCTAAAAAGGCTATGCCTAAGAAGATGGGCAAGAAGAAGTAATGCCATCACTTCCTAATCCACAAGATATTAAAAAAATGCTAGGCATTGCCCCAAAGCCAATGGGACCTATGCGTAAGATTGCAAAACTTCCAGCAGATGAACAGGCTCGTATGGAGAAGGCTCTTAAAGAACTTATGGCTAAGCGTGCTAAGGCAGTTAAGAAGACTGGCGTTTATCCTAACTACAACACTAACTAAGGAATATAATGGCTGACTCACGACTAAAGCGAGCAGGAGTATCTGGCTTTAATAAGCCTAAGCGTACACCTAATCACCCAACTAAATCACACGTTGTTGTCGCTAAGTCTGGAGACCAAGTCAAGACAATTCGTTTCGGACAGCAAGGTGTTACTGGAGATAAGAAGCCAACAGCACGTCAGGCTTCCTTCAAAGCACGTCACGCCAAGAACATTGCCAAAGGCAAGATGAGTGCAGCGTACTGGGCAGATAAGGTGAAGTGGTAAGAAAGTAGGGGACAATGCAAGAGACAGTATCTATCGCTTGGTGCGATAATGGAATGGTTGATGGAAAGTTTATGCAGGGAGTTACAGATGTACTCCTTAAGTCAGGACTAAAGTTTGAATCTACTCTACGCAGTCAAGGAAACCAGATTGCTAGACAGAGGGAAACTGTCATTAACTATTGGTACGAAAAGAATAAGGCTGATTGGTTGCTCTGGGTTGACTCAGATGTAGTCATTAGCCCAGAGGGTTTCTTGAAACTCTGGAATCAAAAAGATAAAGATGAGCGTCCAATTATGACTGGCGTGTACTTTACAACTGATAATCCAGAGGAGCCTTTGATGGTTCCAATGCCTACAATATTTAAGTTTGTTGATAATGAAGATGGTGGTTTTGGTTTAGCCAGAATACATCCACTACCTAAAGATAAACTGATTCAGGTAGGCGCAGCGGGTATGGGATACGTCCTAATGCACCGCAGTGTGGTTGAACGGATTAGAAAAGAAATGCCCGATACTCAGATGTTTATGGAGATGGGCAGAGGAACAAAGTTTATAGGTGAGGACATCTACTTCTTTGCACTATGCGAGAAGGCTGGAGTTCCACTCTGGTGTGATACAAGTGTGACTGCTCCACATATGAAGCGGTTCTCATTTGATGAGCACTATTACAACGCAATGACTAAAGGGAGATAACAATGCCAACAGGTACCGCAGGTAGCACACTATGTGCCGAACTGAATCGCCTTGCCAATGGTGGAACTTACCCAGCAATAACAGTATTTAAAGATGAACAAGGTGCTGCTAATGCTTGGGCTGGAACATCTGGTCTTGGGATAATTGGAGCCTTGAATATTAAGGCAAGTGCTAGTAGGGCACCTTCTGCTTATAAAGATTTAAATGGTATCTGTAATGAACTCGCTGGAACTACTGGCAAATCAGCAATTGACGCATTAAGGAGCATAGCCTCTTGACAACTACCCTAGCCAATATGATGGATGAGGTTCAAGTCAACCTCGCTGGTTACACATTCCAGCAAGACCGCACAACCTACATCTCATCTGCTGTCTCAACTACAACTTCATCATCTGCTTCCCCTTTAATCTTAAGTCTTGGTTCAACTGAATCACTTGGTAAAGGTATTGTAGAAATTGATGAAGAACTCCTATGGGTTGACTCATATGACCGCGTTGCTAATACAGCGACAGTGGCTCCTTATGGTCGCGGATACCTAGGCACAACAGCAGCAACACACGCTGCAGATGCAAAGGTAACGATTGCTCCTACCTTCCCACGCTTTAATATCAAGCGAGCAATCAACGACACTATTCGTTCCCTTGGTTCAAACATCTTTGCAATGAAGACAACAACATTTACTTTTAACGCAGCAGTATCTACTTATGCTTTTGCTAACTTGGACATCAAGAATATCTTGACTGTACACTGGCAAGATATTGGTCCATCTAAAGAGTGGCGACCAATTCGTAAGTATGACTTTGATGCAGTAGCAAATCCAGAGGCATTTGGTTATACATCTGGGACTGACCAAGTACAGACAATCACATTAGGTGAGGCTCCTATCTCTGGACGCACAGTGAAAGTTGTCTATGCAACAGACCCAACACCATTTACAACTAACTCACAAGTCTACGTAACACAGACTGGACTACCAGAATCTACACGGGACGTAGTAATTCTTGGCGCAGCCTATCGTCTGCTTGCATTCCTTGACCCTGCTCGTGCTGCTCAGGTTAGCCCACAGGCTGATGAGACAGATAGCAAGCGTCCATACGGTGCATCACAGACAGCAACAAAACAACTTTATGCCTTGTACTCACAGCGTCTTGCTGAAGAGACAAAAGCACAGCAACAGAACTATCCCCCACGAGTTCATTTCTCACGCCGATAAGGAACCTGAATGACAACTAGAAAATACTCCTCACGCTCTCAGCAGACAACGCTGACTGGCGCACTTACCTCATCAGGTACATCTGCCACTGTTGTGTCAGGTACAGCACTCCTTGGTGGTGTAACAATCTCTGCTGGTGAAACCTTTACAGTAGTAATTGACCCAGATACAGCACTTGAAGAAATTGTAGATGTTACCGCCGTCAGCACTAACACGCTGACAATTACTCGTGGCATTGATGGTTCAACTGGACAGGCACACTCTGCTGGTGCAGTAGTTCGCCATATGGCTATTGGTCGCGATTACCGTGAAGCCAATACACACATTGAGGCTACAACTGGACACGGTGCTACAGGTGCCGTAGTTGGCACAACCAACACTCAGACACTTACAAACAAAACTCTTACTAGCCCAACACTGACAACTCCAGCCCTTGGCACTCCAGCATCTGGTGTGCTAACTAATGCAACTGGACTACCACTTACAACTGGCGTAACTGGAACTCTTCCAGTAGCCAATGGTGGAACAGGTGTAACAACATCAACTGGCTCTGGTGCTAACGTCCTTGGAACTAGCCCAACAATTTCTGCTCCTACCATTACTGGTGCTGGAACTATTGCTGGTACCTTTACTGGAAACATTACAGGTGACGTAACTGGTAACGTCACAGGAAATGTAACTGGCAATGTGACTGGCTCATCTGGTTCTACTACAGGTAATGCGGCAACAGCCACAGCCCTTGCCACAGGTCGTACAATAGCCCTTACAGGCGATGTCACTGGTACATCAGGTACATTTGATGGCACAGGAAACGCTAGCATTACAGCAGCCATTGCCGCTAACAGTATTGTCAATGATGACATTAATGCCTCTGCTGCTATTGCCCTATCTAAGTTGGCTACAGACCCACTAGCCCGTGCTAACCACACAGGTACACAGGCTGCTTCAACTATCTCAGACTTTGATACACAGGTACGTACTAACCGTTTAGACCAGATGGCTGCACCAACTGCTGCGGTATCAGTAAACAGTCAAAAGATTACAAATCTTGATACACCAACCTCGTCTGCTGATGCAGCAAATAAAGGTTATGTAGATACATCTATCAACAACCTTATTGATGGTGCTCCAGCAACACTAGATACCTTAAATGAGATTGCTGCTGCTCTTGCAGATACAGCAAACTTCTCAGACACAGTAGTTCTTAAGTCAGGCTCTACAATGTCTGGCAACCTAGCGATGGGTACCAACAAAGTAACTGGTCTTGGAACTCCTACAACATCTACTGATGCTGCCACTAAGGGTTATGTAGATACAACAGTAGTTGCACCTAGTAACTTAACTGGTCCTATTACCTCTGTTGGTTCAGCAACGACAGTTGCTGCCCAGACTGGTACTGGTTCAACATTTGTAATGGATAACACTCCAACTCTGATTACTCCAGTACTTGGTGTGGCTACTGCTACATCTATCAACGGAACTACAATTCCATCAAGCAAGACTTTAGTTGCTACAGACTCAACTACTTATGTAGTTCCAAGTCAGACTGGCAACACTGGTAAGTTCCTTAGTACAGACGGAACAACTTCTTCTTGGGCATCTGTGGATGCACTACCAAGTCAGACAGGCAATGCTGGTGAGTTCCTAACAACAGATGGAACTACAGCATCTTGGGCAGCAGTCGCTGGTGCTCTCGCACAACCAACAGAACCTTCATCTCCTACTGATGGACAAATCTGGATTGACACAGATGGCACTGCGCCTACAACTGTAGTCACACGCTGGACTGAACAACCTGCTGCAGGTACAACAGTACTTACAGGCAATGATGACTACTCAATCCCACTGGCTTATAGCCCAGGATATGAGCAAGTATTCCTTAACGGTGTACTACTCTCTCGTTCTGGTTCTGAGTATACAGCAACTAACGGTACAAGTATTACACTTGCTACCGCTACTGTGGCTGGAGATATTGTAGAAGTTATCTGCCCACTGCAGATTGCAACTACTGATACCTACACTCAGTCTGCTGTTAACAATGCGTTCCAGGCTAATACTAATAACTTTGCTGCTGGTAAGAATAAGATTATTAATGGCAATTTCGATATTTGGCAACGCGGTACTTCTTTTGCGGCTGCGGCTGCGGCATCATATTCAGCCGATAGATGGAAAACAGTATTGAATGGAACTGGTCCAAATGTGACTATTTCAAGAGATACAAGCGTTCCATCAGTAGCATCTCAATACTCACTTAAAATGCAGCAATTAAGCACTTCTATGACAAGTGTTACTGAGTTCGCTGTATCTCAGTTAATTGAAACAACAAATGCTTTAACTCTCTTTGGAAAATCTGTAACTCTTTCATTTTGGTATAAGTCAAATCTAACTGGAAGCCATTATGTTCGTTTTTATACTGGTGGACAAACAGGTGGCACAGATACAGCAGTAGCCTTCACAGTCAATGCAGCAGACACTTGGGAATATAAGACAGTCACTACAAGCGCATTTAGCGGTGTTACAGCGGTCGTTACAGCAGCAACCTCGATGGGCGCGCAAATTGATATTGGTCGCAGAACTTATCTTGGGGGCACTTCCACAACGATTGCAGCAAATGACTATATTCAGTTATCTCAAATGCAACTAGAAGCAGGTTCTAACGCCACAGCCTTTCAAACTGCAACAGGAACTATTCAAGGTGAATTGGCTGCTTGCCAAAGGTATTATATTCGCCGTACAGGTACTGGTGGTCCACTTGCATTTGGTATGGCTCCAAACTCAACAACTATTGCTCAAACATACTTCCAGCATCCAGTAACAATGCGTACTGCACCATCGGCTATTGAAGTATCTGGAGTTGGAGCATCAGACGAACAAACAACATATACAACTGGTACTACAACTTGGGATGGTTCAGATACACAAGCAACATATGTTCGTTACACACACGGTTCTGCAGCATTAACGGCATACCGTCCTTATAAACTTTACAATACTGGTGCAAATTCATACCTAGCAGTAAGTGCGGAGTTATAATATGGAACTATATACAAATCAATTTGGACAAGAGTGCGTCATCATTACTAATGAAGACGGTAGTACTTGGTCAGGTCTTAAATCAACCTATGACGAACAGCAAGCACGACAACTAGGAGGCAACTAATATGGCTCGTTCAAGAAACACGGCAGACACACAGACTGCTAGTGGTGGTCCAGTATCTCCTAGTATTGCTGGTAAGAACGCAGTAATCAACGGTGGGTTTGATGTGTGGCAAAGAGGTACTACTTCGGGTTCTATCACTACTGCTAATACTTATACAGCAGATAGATGGCAGTGCGTATCAGGTGCATCAACCGCTTTTACAGTATCTCGTCAAGCAACAGGTGATACTACAAACCTTCCATTTATTCAATACTGTGCTCGCGTTCAACGTACTGCATCACAAACTGGAACATCTGTAATAAATACTTTTCAAAGTTTTGAATCTGCTAGTTCAATACCTTTTGCTGGTAAAATTGTAACAATATCTTTTTATGCCCGCAAAGGTGCTAACTATTCTGAAGCATCAAGTTATCTTTATTCAGCATTGTATACTGGTACTGGCAGTGACCAAAACATTTTAACAGGATTTACTGGCTCAACTAATGTTTATCAAACACCAGTAGTTCTTACAACTACTTGGCAAAAATTTACTATAACAACTACAGCACTTGCTAGCACAGCAACTCAACTTGCTTTGGGCTTTCTTTACAGTCCAGTTGGCACCGCAGGTGCTGCAGACTATTTTGAAATTACAGGTGTTCAACTAGAACTTGGCTCAGTAGCCACACCATTTAGCCGTGCAGGTGGAACTATCCAAGGTGAACTTGCTGCTTGTCAGCGTTACTACAATGTGATTGCTTCTGGTGCATCAAAATTTATTAGCCCTTGCTATGGTTATTCTACATCTAGGGTAGACGGAGTTATTAACTTTCCTTATATGCGCACTGCTCCAACATTGGTTGTTGCAAGTGGAACAAATTGGTATGTAAACGCAGGTCCAACTGGTGGAAGTTTTAATAGTTTCACAGGATACTATGCTTCTAATTCTTGTATTGGTTGGTACAGCGGAACTTCAACAACTCAAGCCCTTGGATACGGTGGCGGTTGTTATACAAACAATGCAAGTGCCTCAGTTGCTTTAGATGCGGAGTTATAAAATGACAAGACAATATACAGTTGAAGAAAATAACGTTATTTGGTATGAGGAAAATGGATTTAGATATTCATTTATGCCAGACCCAGCCAACTCTGATTATCAGGAATATCTTAAATACCTAGAGGAGAATAACTAATGGCTACAATCCAGTGGTATAATTAACCTATGGATAAATGTCAATGTGGTTCAGTCTTAAGTAGTAGGGCTAAGAAGTGCAAAGAATGTCATATGGCTAACGTTACTAAACGCTGGACTTGTGTATGTGGTAATAAAATGGATAAACGTTCTAAAAAGAAAACTGGCTTATGCAGAGATTGCTACATTAACTTAGTCAATACTAATGGTGATGCAAAGTGCATTGCTTGTGGTGGCAAGACTAGCGAACCTAGGGCTGAATACTGTAAGCCCTGTTGGGATGCTAGACCTACAATAGGTCATAAAATATCTCATAGAAATTCAAGATTAAAAAGACAGTATAAAATTAATCTTGATGACTATGCAAAAATTCTTGAAAAACAAAATAATAAATGTGCTATTTGCTTAACTGACCAAAGCGAACTAAAGAATAATCTTTCTGTTGACCACGACAGGAAATGTTGTGCAGGTAAAGATAGTTGTGGTAAATGTGTTAGAGGGTTGCTATGTAACAATTGCAACTTTGCATTAGGTCATTTAAAAGATAACGAGTCGCTGATTCAATCAGCCTTAGACTATGTAAGGAAACATAATATGAAAATCAAGGAGAAAATCTAATGGCTGTTGTCAGCAATACCCCTAGACCAGGCTATGCCTGGGATGCTACAGACAATGTGTGGTACCCAATCGGTACTGGTACACACGGACACCCTGACTACATCACACAGGCTACAGCCATTAACCCTACTCTTGTAGACGCTAAGGGTGACATCATTGCTGCTACTGCAGCAGATACTGTTGCTCGTCTTGCTGTAGGTGCTAACGATACAGTCCTTACTGCTGACTCTAGTACTGCTACTGGATTGAAGTGGGCTCAAGCAGGTGGTGCATTAACCCTTTCAACTATTGCAAGTGGTTCACTTAATACTGGAACAGGTCTTACGCTTTCAAGTCTTACACAAGATACTTTAATTTTAAGGTTATCGGGCTTAACTGCAACAGGAAATTGTGATATGTGGTTAAGAGTAAATAGTTCATCTGCTGGAACTTATGACCAATACGGCTTACTCAAAGGTAATAATAGCAATTTAACAAATGCAACTCAATTTAGTTTAACTTCAGGAAGTTATATTTCAAGTACAGGTGGTGCAAATTTCTTTTATGTAATTTTAACAAATTGCAAGCAATCTGGATTTACTTCTATAGTTTCTTATGGCGGTTTTACGGATAACAGTTCTTCAAATTCAACTGCTTTATTTGGTGGAATTTATAGAACTGCAGCGGCGGTTACTTCTTTACAAATTCTAAACCACGCTGGACACACTTTTAACGGCACAGGCACCTACGCCTTATACGGAGGATAAAATGAACGAATTTAAGATTGAACACAATGTCCAGACTGGCGAAATTACTGAAATTGCTTTAACAGCAGAAGAACTTCAAGAACTTGAATCAGCAAGGGCAGTTGCTCAAGCAGCATACGTAGCACAGGCTGCAGCAGAAGCAGCCAAGGCTGCTGATAAAGCAGCATTACTAGAACGACTTGGCATTACTGCTGACGAAGCAAAACTATTACTCGCTTAATTGATTTAAACTATTTGTTGGAGGTGTATCATCGCTGGGCGTGACATAACCGAAGGAAGAGCCGAACGGTCTATTGCAGTTGACGTAGGTGTAGTTTCATCTACTGCCATTTGGCAAAACACTGACGTTGCATATGACGTTGCAGTTGGTGGTCTTCCATTTATCTATGCAATCAATGACGCACGTCCATATATTCGCCAGACTGCACCTTATAAGAAAGACCAGTTTGATAATGGAGCAGAACCAGGTGAGCAATCACTTACTGGTTGGTGGTTAAGAAGTCAATCATCATTTCACGGTGGCGAAGGCATTAAGTTTTACGACCCATCTGCTGGTGAAACAGTTGCACATAGGTTTACAGATAGCAAGAACGTAGATGTCTGGACCAAAGGTCAAGTAACTTTACTTAAAGATGTAGTTGACACGCATCAGACTACTGGTGCTGTAACTGGCACAGACCATCAACACCCTAACCAGCACGTTCGTTCTATTCAATGGTCAAGCACAGAAGGTGTATTGCTGCACGATGAGTACGATGTAGATAAAATTGCTGCTGATGGAACTGTTACTCACTTTATTGATTACAATACAGGAAGTGCTGAACCAGTACGAGCAATTTGTGATGATGGTGTTTTTGCTTATTGGGTGTCAAATGCTGTTGCAGGTGGTGCTAACAAACTTCATATGTATAAAAAAGCATTAACTGATAATACAACAACTATTCCATCTCCAATGTTCACTGAAACTGGACTTGTTATTCAGTACGCAACAATGGAGTTTGTAAAAGACCGTATTGTTTTATGTGTTAATAATAAAGTTTATGAAGTAACAACAACCGCTACTGCTTTACCTACTGCTATATACACAAACCCTAATACTAACTACCACTACACATCAGTGGCTGCATCTGGTCCTGCTATTTATACAGCGGGTCATTCTGGTATTTACTCAACCATTCAGAAGTACACACTATCAACCGCTGGTGTTATGCCTACCCTTACATCAGCAGTGGTGGCTGCAGAATTACCTGCTGGTGAGATAGTTGAAAAGATTTACTACTACCTAGGTTATATGATGATAGGTACTAACAAAGGTGTTCGGGCTTCAGTTGTATCTGACCAAGATGGCTCCATTAATTATGGTCCACTCATTGTAGAAACATCCCAACCTTGCTATGATTTTGCTGCACGTGATAGATTTATTTGGTGTGCTGCAGGCATTGGTGCATTAGATGCTGGCTTATATCGTATTGACCTTGGCAACGAAATAGAAACTTTACGCTTTGCTTATGCTAAGGACTTGCAGGTAACACAAAGTGCGGAGCACTATACAACAGGTGTTGCATTTCTTGGAACTACTAATAGACTTGCATTTTGCACTGCATATGACACTACAGAGGGCGCAATATATCTTGAGTCAGCATCTACACTAGCATCTACTGGATTTATAACTACTGGCTATATTCGCTATGGAACACTAGAGCCTAAGAACTTTAAGCGTCTTCTTGGACGTGGTGACTTTACTTATGGCTCTATGACATTAGAAACTGTAGATAAGAATGGCACAGAGTATGACCATATCTCATACGATGCAACCATTAGTCCAATTGAAGTTACTACATCTACACCAGCAACTGCTCAAGAGTATGTTGCTTATAAGTTTGTTCTTAATCGTGATACTACAACGACTAGCCTAGGTCCAGTATTCAAGGGCTATCAAGCAAAGGCTACTATTGCTACTCCACGTCAGCGCGTAATGCGCTTTCCTGTTTACTGCTTTGATGTAGAGACAGACCGTTACAACACATTGGTTGGCTATGAAGGCAGAGCATCTGAAAGAATCAGACTGCTAGAAGAGATAGAAGAATCTGGTGACGTACTTACGTGGCAAGATTTAACTACCGCTGAGTCACGTCAAGCAATCATTGAGCAAGTTACATTCACCCGTATGACACCACCTGACAAACGCTTTGATGGATTTGGTGGGGTTATTGAGATAACTATCAGGACGGTATAATGAGTGCAACAGATTGGGCTGGAATAGCCGTAGCAGTAGCAACTATCGTAGCAAGTTTTGCTGGTGCAGTTCGCTGGATGGTTAAACACTATCTAGAAGAATTGAAACCAAACGGGGGCGGTTCCGTGAAAGACCAAGTCAATAGATTGGAAGCCCGCGTTGACCAAATCTACATCCTCCTTTGTGAGAAAGAGTAGAAACCTTTTAGCAATATTTTGTGTAGCACTTGCAGGAAACCTTTTCTTTTTATCTTATGCTAGAGCAGAAGATGTAGTACCACCAGAGGTAACTACTATTGTAACTCCAGGTGGAGACGATGTCTCTTACCATATTCCACTGACAGTATCAGTTGTTTATGATGGTGTTACTTATGAAAATGTTTACGCAACAACCAACTCAGTCATAACATTTGGTAGACCAGATGGTACATATTGGACATATCCAACAACTCCATCTGTATCTATTGAGTCTAAAGACTGGTGGGTATTACCTCAACAGATGCCAGACACACACTTCATTATCAATGTAAGTGAAGGTGGCTTTCAGGTAGATGGTAACTATCGTCCATACGGTACTTTTACTGGCGATACAACTAGTATTATTATTACTGCACAGATTCAAACAGATGGAACCGTTGCCTATAGTTATGCAGTAGATGGTCCACTAGCAGGTAATGAAAGAACAGGTGCAGTACTTACTGATGGAACTGTCGTTCCTTTATCAGAAGTAAACATCATTGAGGTTGAAGAGGCACCAGTTCTAGAACCTGAACCAGTTCCTCCAACACCTGAACCTGTTCCAGAACCAGAGCCAACTCCAGAGCCTGAGCCAGAACCTCAACCAGAGCCAGCACCTGAACCTGCTCCGCAACCAAGACCTATCCCAATCTTTGAACCACCTGCACCTGAGCCTCCTGCCGAAGAACCTCCAGCACCAGTAGAGGAACCGCCAGCAGAAGAGCCACCTGCGGAGGAACCACCTGTTCCAGTAGAAGAGCCTCCTACTCCTGTAGAAGAACCACCTACTGAAGCAGAGGAACCACCTACTGAAGCAGAAGAACCTCCTGTTGAGGCAGAACCTGCACCAGAGGAAGCGCCAGAACCTCCTGCAGAACCAGAAATAGTACAAGCAGAAGATGTTGAAGCATCTGAATTGCCAGCAGATACGCCAATTGAATTGGCTAATGGTGTTGTACTTACCGCTGGTGTGGTTGCAGCACTTGAACTCTTTGATAGTCCAGCAGAGTTATTAACAGAAGTATTTACAAATCCTGCTCAAGTATTGACAGCACTATCTAACATTGGTGCAGATATGTCTGAAGAAGAAAGACAAGAATCAACTGAAACAATCTTGGCAGCAGTAATCGTGGGACAGATAGCAACACAGTCAGCAGTCGCAGCAGCAGCCTCCGCTGCAGCAGCATCATCCACGTATAGGAGAAAACCTTAATGAAGAAGATACTTTCAGATTTCCTTAACCAGGCTTGGACCTTGTTAGGGATGTTTGTTGCTTGGGTCGTATTAGATGGCTCGGCAAAGACGGTAGTCGGCTATGCCATTGTAGTAACCACTCTTGTTTGGGTAATTACATACAAGGCTCGTAACCCAAAGGATGAATAATGAAATCACTAAATAATGTATTGATGCGTATTGTTGCAGTCTTTGCAGCAAGCGGTCTATCAGTAATCGGTGCTGGCGCAATCGCTGGCGTTGACACAATTACAGCAGTAACTGTTGCTGGTCTTACAGCCGTAGCAGCAGTAGTAGAAAAGTTGGCTCGCGCATTTATGGATGACGGCAAACTATCACTTGACGAAATCAATGCTGCATTCTCAGCAGTTGATAAGGGTGCAAAGACTGTGGCTGATGTTGAAGTTGAGACACGCTATGCAGCAACAGCAGCAGCGACAGTAGCAGCAGCAGCAGTGGCGGTAGAAGTAATCCCAGATGATGAGGAATATAACTAATGGCTGACAGGGGAACGGCAGCAGCAATCATTGAGGTTGCTCTGAAAGAAGTCGGAACCATTGAAGGTCCAAAAGACAACGAAACAAAGTACGGAAAGTTTATGAAGGCTAACTTCCTACCTTGGTGTGGCTCATTCATTAACTGGTGTGCCAATCAAGCGGGAGTTAAGGTACCTAATACTGTATCCACAGTATCTGGTGCTGCAGCATTCAAGAAGATGAAGACTTGGTTTGAGGCTGACTGCGGTCAATCTCCACAACCAGGTGACATTGTGTACTTTGATTTCCCTGGAGATGGTGTAGATAGAATCTCACACGTTGGTATCTGTACCCACATTGAGGCAGATGGCGTTATCCTTACGATTGAAGGTAACACATCTTCAAAAAAGTCTGGTAGCCAACGCAATGGTGGCGAAGTGTGTGCTCAAGTGCGTGCATATAAACCAAACAAAAAGAAAGTTCTTGTTAGCATTGTTGGTTGGGGTAGACCTAACTACAACGGTAACGAGGTAACAGCAGAGGTCCCAGTACCTGAGAAGCCTAAGTTTCCAGGGCGTATTACGCCAGGAGATAAGGGTGAAGGAGTCAAGATAGTTCAGAAGGCATTAGGTCTCAAGGCAGATGGAATCTATGGTCCCATTACTAAGGCTAACGTCATCAAGTTCCAAGACAATCACGACATCGTTGACAGCAATGGCATCGTTGGTCCTAAAACTTGGGCTGAACTTATTAAGTTCCTTTAATCAAACTAAGGAGAAAACAATGAAGGCAAAAGCAATCGCAATCGCTAGCACATACTTCCGTGCAGCATTCGCAGCAGTGACAGCACTATACCTTGCAGGAGAGACAAGCCCAAAGGCTTTGGCTTCTGCATTCCTAGCAGCATTTGCTGGTCCAGTCCTTAAGGCTCTTGACACCAACAGCCCTGAGTTCGGACGAGGAAGTAAGTAATCTAGAGTACCGATTATACGCCTTCTAAGGCGGTTTTAAGACACGAAGACCCCTGAGTGGTAGAGCAATCTACTCCTTGGGGGTCTTTTTGTCATTTCTTCTTAAGCCATAACTGGTAATCTTCTGACAGTAATTCGTACTCGCCAGTATATTTGGCAAGGAATCTATCAATGGCTGGCTTAGGTGTAAGTTCAGGTTGTAAGTCCTTGCCCCATAGGTAATCATCAAAAGCCATAATGCCACCAGACTTCAGTAGTTTCCAGGCGTTGTCTGCATCCTTGGCTACCTGATGGGATGTGTGGTCTCCATCAATATAGATGAAGTCAAACCTGATTGTATTGTTGCCAGCAAAGTATTCATCACTGGTCATACGCAAGCGCACCGTTGATTTCAGCGTAGCAATACGTTCTTCGTAGAACTCGAAGACCTTATCAAAGTTTAATGGCTCGTGTTCTACCTCATCGGACCCAGCCCACGTATCAACATCGTAGAGGTAGGAAGTCCTATCGGTCAGGATGTTCTCGCATAGCCAGATGCTGGCATCACCAGTGAAGACACCTATCTGCAGGAACTTAAGGTCAGGTTGACCTGCTAGGTGGCGTAGGTGATTCTCAAAGTTGTACTGCTGCCCAACGAACCAGTTGGGATAGTTCGGCGTGTCGTTTTCCATTAAGTGTTCCTGTCTGTGTATAATTAATTATATAATAACATATATAATATATATAGGCGCGGAGCGCCTTATATAATAATATATATATTATATACTACAATAGATTTATATAGTTCTCCTGTGTTAGAGTACTCTCCTGTCCTCCGCAGGAGGACTATATAAAATAACTTAAGACAGGGGAAGAGTATGTTCAATAGAAAACTTGAAGAGTCAATTGAAGTTCTTTATGATTCAATCTGGTTACTATCAGAAGAAGTCAAGACTATTCGTGAAGAAGTAGATTACCTACTAGAAGTTTTAGATAATGATTAAACTGGATTCTTACGAACTTCCAGAGCACATATCTTACTCAGCATTTACAACTTACCTTACCTGTGGTTATCAGTACTACCTAGGTAGATTACTCAAGGTACCTGAAGAGCCAAGCATTTGGTCAGCAGGTGGGCGAGCATTCCATTACGCAGCAGAGTTGTATGACTATGACAACTAATCCTTTATGGGCTAAGGCTTGGGCTAAAGAAACCGAAGGACTTAACCTAGATACAGCACGCCGTGCTGGACGAGCAACAAAAGAAAATCCCAACAAAGAAGATGCAGTATGGTGGGATACCAATGGTTCCAAGTGGGTAGATAACTACATCTCTTGGCGCAAGAATAATCCTGATTGGAAAATCTGGACAACACCTCAAGGGGCTAAGGCTATTGAATTAGAACTTAACCCTGTAATTGCTGGCGTACCCGTGAAGATGTTTATTGACAGAATTTTTGAGGTTAATGGACAACTTGTGATTGTCGACCTTAAGACATCACGTGCACGACCAACGTCCGACCTTCAACTTGGCTTCTACAAAGTAGGAGTTGAGATGATGCTAGGAGTGAAAGTCAATCTAGGTAACTACTGGATGTCTCGTGAATCGGGGACAGGAGAGATGATTGACCTGAGTAGATATACACAGGACACACTTGAATACTTTGTTGATGGCTTTGACAAGGCACGCAAGGCTGGTATATTTCTACCGAACCTACAATCGTGCAATTTCTGTGGACTCACAGAGCATTGCCAATTCACAAAAGGAAAATAAATGGCTATAGAAGATTGGAAGTTACAGGTATCTATCAAGACTCCTGTTGGCGACTTAATTAATATCCGTGCTAATACATCCGATGAGTTATCAGTATTGCTAGAGGGCATTGCTGATTTCTCTACACAAATTGCAGCCACGCAGAAGTTGATTGCTGGTGCATACAACACAGCCCCTTTGGGGACCACTGGTTCAACAGTAGAATCGCAGCCCGCTCCTACTTACTCAACCGCCCAGACTCAGCCTCCGTCCGCTGGGGCGGGAGGGATGTCAACTCCAACTTGTCAACACGGAGCACGCATCTTCCGTTCGGGAACAAGCAAGACAACAGGGAAACCTTACGCGTTCTGGGCTTGCCCAACACCGCAGGGGACACCCGACCAATGCAAGCCAGCGAACTAATACAACAGACGCTGATGTAAGAATTGGTAGAGGGGCAGTTATTCAGGGGAAGGTGACTGCCTCTCTTCCAACTTAAGACAGGAGAAATTATGTACGATGAATTGATAGCAATACTTGATGACCTAGATGTTGCATTAGATAATGGTTTTGGTAAAGCATCTACGTTTATTGCGTGTACTAAAGCGACACGTAAAGTAATTGAATTGCATAAGCCTAAAGAATATAAAGTATTAGGAACATTTACTGATGGACTTATTCAAACTGGTTGCGCTTGCGGTGGGCGGTTATATCCTTGCCCAACAATTCAGGTTATTGCTGAGGAACTTAAATGAGAACACTTGTACGCAGTGTAGGTAGAGCAGACATCGGTGGAGAACCGTTGCCCTCTGTGTTCCGTGCATTTGAAAGTAACAAAATAGTATTTCGTAGAGCAGAAGTATCTATGCTCGCTGGTACTCCAGGT